AGCTGCGAGGTCATTTCTTTTTCAATATCAAACTTCTGCTTATCAACACCGGTTAAGCCAATAGCTCCAAGCTTTGTTTGCAATGCTCGAACTGTATCTGCGGCCTGATCCCAAATGCTGTTTCGTTTCTTTTGTTCGTCGGCCATGATCTTGCGACGTCGAACAGAATAGGTGGCCTCCAACCGTTCCGAATCACGCTGGTAGTTTTCGTTGGCGGCCATCGTTTCTTTCAAAGCCTCCAGTTGCTGTGAACGCCAGAGTTCTAATTGTTCCAGCTCTGTTTTTGTAGTCTGCACCCATTGGTCTTCAATGGCTTTGCTGGTTTGCTCTGCTTTCTTGGTAACCTTGTCCCATTCACTGCTAGCAGCACCAGCGCCTCCCCCTACACTGGCTGGCACACCACTTGTTCCAATAGAATTGCTTCCTGTTAAGCCGGTAAAGGTTGTGTTTAATTTAGAAGCACTGTCTTTTATCTCTTGCGCGCCACCAACTAGTTTTTCTTTCACACCCTCAAAGGCGGTGTTTATTCCTTCTGTTGCTGCCTGCACACGCAGCGCAGCCTCAGCGGCCTCGCCGCTGGCACCGGCTGCCCCCTGCGAAATATCACTCAGCCAACCTGCTGCCGCTTCTTGCAGTCCGCCCCCAAAGAGCCTGAGTAACGGTGTGACAGCAGAGAGAACACTCTCCACACCGCTAAAGACCAACGATTTTAATTCAGCCCACTTTTGCTGTGTGTATGCCACGGCCGCTGTCCAGGTGTTGGCAAACAATCCACCTAGTGGCTCCCAAGCCTGCCAGATAACCCAGGCCACTGCTCCTAAAGCGGCTCCGTAAGCAATGAATGGGGCTAATGGAACCAAGGCTGTCCATAAAGCGGTGCCAAAAGCAATAATAGCCGGAATAGCAGCTCCTATGAGCGCTCCGGCTACAATGAAGATGGCTAACGACAATTCCTTTGGTATCAAATCTCGCAGTGCCGCTTGAATTCCGTTATTTTTGACATAGGATGCAAACTGGTCGAGCGAATCTGCCATGGCTTTCATTCTTGTTTTGAGATCGAGCGCAGCAATGATTTTGTCACCCATTTCTCTCATTACAGAAGAAACGTTGTCCTTAATGGTGGAAAAAAGCCCTGGGATTTCTTGCGATAAGCCTTCCATGCCGCCTTTAAAACGGTTCTGCATGCCCATCAGTACGGCGTTAATGCCGGTAGTACTGTTAATGGCACCTTGTTCAGCCATTTTCATTGCTGTTGGAATATCTGTCCCAATCGCATCGGCAAGAAACTTCCATGCGGGAACCCCAGCCTCAGCCAATTGGAGCATCTCTTCTCCCGAAACCTTGCCTTTGGCCTGCATCTGTCCGATTGCGAGTGTCATACGGTCTATGCCTTCTTGTCCTATGCCAAGCATAGCGGCAGCATCACCAATGGCCGCCATCATGGGAATGATGTCTTGTGCAGCAAAACCAAACGCTAATAGCTTTTTCGACGAATTGACAAGTCCGGGCAGTTCAAATGGGGTTTCAGCAGCAAACTTCGCTAGATTGCTCAGGAATTTTTCTGCCTGCCCACTATCTCCAATCAAGGTAGCAAAGGCTCTTTTGTTGGCCTGCATGTCACCAGCCATCTTAATACTGGCAAGACCTAAGGCACCCATAGCGGCAGCGGCTGCAGCAAACCCGGAGACGATGTTTTCCGACATTTCCAGGGCTTCTGAGCCTAGGCCTTTACGCATAGCCCTTTTTGTACTTTCCCATTTTTTCAGGAAGTCGGAATTGTCGCCCCCGATGAAGATGGTCATGGAAGCATTTCCGGCCATGGTATCACCCCACTTTCGCTATCAGTTCTGCCAGTTCTGCTTTCACTTGTTCCGGTGTCTTATCAGTGCTTTTTTTCTTGGCTGGTTCAATGCCTAACAGCATGTCCACGGTAACCGGTCGTTTCAGTTCGTAATTGGTGCAGGTATTGATGATAGGGGCAACAAGTCGTGCTGCTGCGCGCTGTTTTTGCTCTGTTCGCCAGAGATACCCATCGATCATCTGCTGGAATTCTCCTGGGGTTAGTTGCCCGAATTCCCAGGGTGTAAGTGCCAGTGCGCCATAGGCTATTGGCTCCATGCAGATAACCCACTCCGCTACTGTGGCTATTATCCGTTTCCCAAGTCACCAGACTCTTGGCTCTCTTTTGATGTTTCTGTTTCTTCACCCATGATTTTTGATTTGCGGACAGCATCGCCAATTTTCGCTGCTAAACTCTCCACGCTACCGCCTGATTCCATGTATTCTTGCATCATAAGGCCAACACGCTGTAAGGTTAGTCCCTTTTCTGCGTGCTTTAAGCCACCCCAGAGTAAAATGCGGATAGCAGAAAAGCCAGCTGCCATCGGGTTACTTAGGACATATAGCAGAGACTTGCCACCCATTAGTTCTTCCATGTCGGCTGCGGCGTTAATGTCATAGCGGAGCTTGCGCTCTTTGCCGCCGATTGTAAGATACACTGGTCCTGTCATGAAAAACCCTCCCTATCTTCATTGCATACTGAAAAAAGCGCACAGCTATTTGCCATACGCTCAAGTTATGTCGAGGCTACTCCCGGAGTTGTGTCTGTCGAAGTTGGTACAGCGGTAAGACCCGCACACGTGCCATTGGCAATCGCTATGTTCAGTGTCGCGTCATTAGCCGCTGCCACTTTTCTCGTCAAGGCTACTGCTATTCCCACACCGCTAACATCAAAGAGAGCCGTCACAGCACTATCGAGTGCTAGCGTCTCTCTTACTTTTTGTGCCACCACAGCTGCTGAATCATTTAAAGAAACAGCCACACTAATGGCTTTCGGTGATCCAGTCATTCCTGCGGCAGTTACGGTAAGAGTCGCATTGCCTGCGGTTGTTACTGTTCCGGCTACGGTTACCGTTTCTACCTGTTTTGTTCCATTAACTTCTTCAGGTGCACCGCTGCCATCGAGCTTAATTTTGTAGGTTGCCACATCATCATGCGGCGCTTCTTCGGATAAATCCGTAATGGCTGCGTAGCCTTGAAACTTGCTGCCGTCTTTGCGAACATATCGAATGTGGACTAATGTGCGGTTATAAAAAGCCGACAGCAACAGCTGCCGCCCCGCTTCAATCGTTAAACCAGCGGTGTCAGTCAGCATGACGGCATCGGCATCAATACTCCAACTTAGGAGACCAGGAACACTCGTTGTCCAAGCCCCAGACATTTTGTTGCTGGCATCAATCATGGCTGCCGTCATACTGAGCGTAGCTCCACGCTGGCCGCCAATGGTTACCCATACCGGGCTTTCTGCTGTTCCCGTGTTTATTTTGAGTAGAAAATCCACGCCATCACTTGGAATTAAGGGCATCTCATCACTCCTTGGTATCAATCAATATGAATTTTAGTTGTATCGTTGCTTCGCGATTGGTATCTAGACGCTCCACCGCATGATTCTCAAGGCTTGTGGTTACCAGTTGCCAATCTTTATTCAGCACCAATGGTGGTGTAAAAATAGCAGTGATGGCCGCATCAGCCAGTTCGGCTACCTCTTTATCACCTTGGTACTCGCTAATGATTTTAATGGTCGCCATCACTGCAGCACCAGAGGTTGTTTTGGTACCCCACGCCAGCGCGTTGGTATCGGTAAGCACAACGTAGGGCGGTTTCTTACCCGCAGGAACGTAATCGTAAACCGCTGCTGGTAGTGTCTGTTTCATCCTGTCGTATAGTGCTTTATTAAGAGGTGCTACGGGTGACCGTTTCATCAATTAACTTCCCGCCTAACCGCGGCGCAGATTTTCTTCTCTATGCCAGGCACTAGCTCTCGCCGTGCTTGCTCAGCGAATCGTTTGGCTTTCACGCCACGCTTGGTACCGTATTCTTGAAGTGGCGCGTGAGGGGCTTTCGCCCGCACCATCCTGGAAATGCCATATTTGCCTTTGCGAGTAACGATACTTTTTCGTAGTTGTCCACTTTTCTTAGGGGCTAGCACCCGCTCTCGCTGGCGAACTTCCCGTGAACCAAGTTCTGCTTCTTTTTCGATAACCTGGCTGACATTGCCGGAAATTAAATCACCAAACCGCAGACACTTATCGATGCCCGTAACTCTAATCGTTGGTCGCATCGGCTACCACCTCCCGGCATTCTAATCGAAGAAAGGCTTTTTTCTCCTCTTCATTGATGGGCGGTC